TACCGTCCGTGGTCAGCGCAGGCGTGCCACCAGCCATCAGCGGAACCATCTCGCTGCCATCTTCGAGGTAGTCCTGCGACTCGTTCGACGGCACAAGGAACGGCGTCCCCTTCTTATGCGTGCTGACGGGCCAGATCTGGTTCACCCCGTAGTAGATGCGGTTCACCTCCACGCCGTTGTGGAAGGCGCGGCCTGTCTTGGTCCCGTTGATGACCGTCATGGCTTGTCAATCAGGTACAGCGTCTCCGGGTCCTTTGCGACGATGGAGTCGTACGCCGTCTGCGTCCCCTGCCACACCTTCACCGACGTCCCAGCGGGACCGGCAGGACCGACAGGACCGACGGGGCCAGCGGGAAGAACCGGGTCCGGGGTCTTCTTGATCTTGATGTAGTAGTTGACCGCGTACGTGTTCGGGCGAGTCTCCGAATCGCCACCGCTCACTGTGACGGAGTGAGTGTGCTCGCCAGCGCTGCCGGTATACGGATGCCGCCAGCCTGACTCATGTGGGAGTGGCCCAGATACACCGTTGGTTGCATTGACACCGCCCCAAGGCATGTCACTCAGGTGCCAGTGCGTGCCACCTTCAATGTGCTGGTGGCTCCCGGCCTGACTAGTCGTGCCAGTGAACGGGGCGAACGGCATCTTCGTCCGCTGATCGTAGTACTGGTTCAGCGTCCCACCGTCGTACGCCGGGTTCTGAGCGTGGACACCAGCCATGCGGAAGTACGCACCACGCAGGTCAGGAACGTTGCCGCGACCCGTAGCGGTCGCGTAGTCGCTGCCCGCTACCGCACGCCCATCACACAGCACCCACTCCCCCACCATCGCGCCCATCTCACGGGTGAACTCAGCCTCAGACAGCACCGAGTGAACGATGGTGCCGACCGGGACCGTCGTGACAAACTGGAACACGCCGTTGCTGATCTTCGACCAGACACCCGCTGTCGCGTTCCACGTCCACGACCCACCGTCAACCTCGTTCAGGTGAGTCTCGCCCGCAGTCGGAGCGCGGAACACCCACGCCGTACCGTCCCACTCAGCGAGTTCGTTCGCGTGGACAGCCCACGCACCAGACGGGCGCTTCCCCACGATGTACAACTCGTACTGCACCGGGGCCGTAGGCGGGTTGTCCTGAATGGACTTGACCGCCGCACCATGCTCCAGCCCAGAGACAAGTTTGGTGACCTTGTCGTCGATCTCAGCCTTCGTGTACCCGGCAGCCGACCACACCGGCAGCAGCGCCTGATCGAGGACCAGTTGCTCACCAGCAGCATGTGTCGCCGTAGACGGCAGAAGCGCCATCGACTGCGGGTGCCAATGCCGCCCGTCGTACACGAGAGCGTCACCACGCATCGCTCCCTGCCGTGTCTCGATGTAGTACGACAGGTTGCCGGGGGTGGTGACGGAGATACGGTTGCCGTCGATCTGCAAGGTCAGGGTCGAAGGCAGCACCCCAGACGGGATGTGGATGATGGAACGGCCCGGATCATGCGTCACCGTCAGCGGAGCATCGACGGTGATCTTCCCCGCCAGAACGTCCTGAACACCGACCTGATCCGCTCGCAGGAACCAGCGGGCGCTGGTGTCGCCATTGCTCTCCAAGTTGATGGTCTTGACGAGCACGTTGCCGTTGGAGTCCGACTTCTCCGTGTTCGTCTTCGTCCTCAGGACAGCCAACTCGTTGGCCTGCTGGCCGACATCGCAGGTCCAGCCCCGCGACATCGTGGAAGCGTCGAACGCAGCCTTGAACGCAGCCTTGACTGCGGTCCAGTTCCCGGCCTCCGCCGCACCAACCGTGTAGTCGAAGAACCACGCATTGACATCCAGCGCGGGGATACCGAACTTCATATGGTCCGGGTCTTCGCCATAGAAACGGACACCGAGAGCAGATGCGTCGGAAGGCCTCTCGTACGGTGCCCTTGGAACAATCGTGATGACCGTCGGTGCGGGAGTCAACTGCTGCTCGATGATGACATCCAGCCCCTGACGGCGAACGTGAGTTGTCTCGCCGCCCTGATGGTTGAACTGGTTGCCGATCAGGTGCGCCTGATCCCCGTTGATGAACCGAGTGATCTCGTCCGTCATCTTCGCCATCACGCGCTCGGTGACAGACGTACCCTCGAAGTGGACGATGTCATCGTCGGTGCGGTTGAGGTACATGTCCCCGACGCGAGGTGGGGTAGTGGCGGGGGACGGCAGCGTGTCCGCGTCCATGCCGTACAACTTGGCCGGGTTGTTGATCTCAGCCCCGACGAGGGGCAGCGTCCCGACGTACACGGTGGAGGAGTTGACCGCCGACATGGGCACGTTGAGGGTGGCACCCATCGTCCACTTCCGGCCATCCCAGTACAGGCCGTCACCAGCACGGGGAGTCCCAGCCTTGCTGACCTCAGACAGGTCAGCGAAGTTCTCGTCCTGCATGTACCAGACGTCGAGGTTCTCGTTGTAGATGAGCGTCTTCTTGTGGCGCTGCCCGGGAGGTGCCCACGCGATGTCGTCCATCAACTTCGTCGTGGCGTCCTCAGCGAACCAGTTGTCCTGAGTCGGGTCCATCAGGTCCGGGGTGCGCCACACCAGAATCTCACCCGGATGCTTACCAACCGTCTTGACACCGGGAGGACCTTGGATGCCCTGCATACCGATGGGGCCAGCCGGTCCCTGCACCTTGCCGAGATCGACGTAGCCCGCTGGGGCTCCGTCGTAGGTCTGACCAGCGTTGTTGGGGTCGGCCTTCCACGTGTCAATGTCGATCTGCCGGATCGCAGCGAGGCTCGTCGGGTCGAAGGCGTACAGGTGTGACGTGTCCTGCGTCATGTACACCGACAGGTGAACCGGGTTCGGGTCAAGGGCAAGCGCGTTGGCGACGAACCCGTTGATCTTCAACGTGTCGCCAGCAGGACCCTTCTCCCCTTGGAACCTGCCGCCGTCAATCCACGACGTCGAAGCCTTGTCCCAAATGTAGATGTGGCCGTTGTCCTGCGTGACAATCGCGTCACCGGGACGCCCCGTCGGGGGGATCAGGGTGGAGTCAGCGACAGCGGGAAGGAAGTGGATGCCGGGACCGGCCTTGCCCTCTGGACCCGTGAACGGAACCCACGCTGCTCCGTCCCACACGTACCCGACGTGACTTGGCATTAGGCCGCTACCTTCCACTCGATTTCCAGAAGCCCTTGCTTAGAGCAGTTGCAACGCCGACACAGGGCTTGCAGGTTTCCGATTGCGTGCCGACCCCCACGTACAATAGGGATGATGTGGTCAACGGTGATGTCCTCTAGGGACCCGCACTTCTGGCATGGTGAGGAAAGAATCCGCCGGTAATCCTTGTGTGTTACGTGGAACACCCCATTGTTGAGTTCCCGGTCACGCCTGATCGCTTCCTCACGGCGGCGGTTGATGCGGTCCCGTTCAGGGTTGTTCTTCCTCCAAGCCTTTGACCGTGCGACCGCCCTAGCCTTAGAGTCAGGGTCTTTCGGGCGGCGAGCCTTCACAGCCTCACGATTTTCGTGGTAGTACCGATTGGCGTCGGCAGCATTACACGCCTTGCACCACGGGCTGATTCCGTCCTTGCGCTGGCGCTTCACGCCGAACTCGGTGATCGGCTTCTCGACCTTGCACTTGGTGCAGGTACGTTCCTGCGATGCCATGATCTACCTTCCTGCCATTTGACCGAATGTGGGACGTGCCCATTCACCTGTCGCGGCAGCGCCGACGACGAAGAACTTGCCAATGTCCGCAGCAACGGTAGCCGGGACCTCTCGGGGGTGGACGTGATCGCTGCGGGCAGCGCGGATACCGACGCCGACCCCGGCGGTGTTCCCCGGCCTGTGGGGGTCGTCAGCGGGGATCGTGGCGTCAGCCAGTTCAAGGCTGCTGCCCTTCGCCCACTCCAGCGCGGCACCCGTCGCGTTGACGGTGAGAACCTTGTCCTTGTCGGTGACCGTGTACGGGGGGATCAGCGACTTCCGCATCACGAAGTCGACGGTGAACTCCGTCGGCTTCCCTGCGACAGGGTTGATCGTCACGGAGGGGATGGTGCCCTCCGTGACTGTGCCCACCGTGAAGACGGGGTTCGGGCCAATGTCGCCCTTATCGCCCTTGTCTCCCTTGTCACCCTTCTCCAGAGTGAAGTCGAGAACCGCTGCACTAGTCGTGCCGCTGTTCACTACCGCCGAGGCGGCTCCTGTAGCCACCGTACCGACCGAAACCGTGGCAGCCGTACCCGTGGGACCGGCAACGCCCTGAACGCCCTGAGGGCCCGTAGGGCCCGTCACGTTGCCAGCGTCCTGCCACACCGTGCCGTCCCACACCCACAGGTGTCCGGTGTCCAGCGTGATGTGACCGTCATCCAGAGCACCCGTAGCGGGAAGCGCAGCAGCGTTTGCTACCGCACCCGTGATGTGGATGCTCGTACCCGCTGCACCCGTATCACCCTTGTCACCCTTGTCACCCTTCGCCCCTTGCGGGCCGATGGGCAGGCCAACCTCCACCATGTACGGGGTGGCGGCAGAGCCGTCACCGGAGTACGAGATAGTCGGGGTAGACCCAGCGGGGAGGGTGACCGAAGTCCAGCCGATGACCGGCTTGTTGCCGGGGATACCCTGCGGACCCTGCGGTCCAGTTGCACCAGCGGGGCCGTTCGTGACGCCCATCGGGACCCACGCCTTGGTGGTGTCATTCCAGTGCGACATCAGCGCGGTGCCCGTGTTGTACCAGATCTGACCGTCAACCGGGTTCGCCGGGGCAGTCGGGGAACCGATCAGTTCGTACGCGGTGAGGACAGCGTCCTTGTCGATCCACAGGTCACCCGTGACCAGTGGCCCACCGATCTTGCCGACCGTTCGCACAGTCGGCGGATTCTGCTCGTACATCGCACCCGGACCCGGATCACCGGGAGGGCCATCAGCACCAGCGATGCCGGGGTACTTGCCACGGGAAGCGGGATCCTTCACGTCGTCGATGAAGTCAGCCCAGTAGTTGTGCTCCTGAAGGTGGCCCTGATCTCCAGCCTTGAAGTGGCTCATCGAATCAACTCCGCTACGTGTGCTTCGGCGTATGGGGTGTGGTCGTCGTCATCGCAGACGACGAAGAAGTCTTGGAACTCGGTGTTGAAGTCGTCCACGTAGTGGACTCCATGGACGGGCGCGGGGATCGCCCTGCGAGCCTCGTCCATGGTCAGGTAGTAGCCGTCGCGACCGACCTCGTAGAGGCGGTCCTGCGGGAAGCCAGCGTCAAGTGCGTCGTTCACTGTGCCAGTGGTGACGTACCGGAACTGCCCGTCGTCCAGTTGGATGTAGAAGCCCTGATGCCCGCCGTTGTACTCACTGTCGAAGTTGACGTGGAACCACTTCTCTGGGCAAGCGGGGCAGTTGCCCTTGTCGTCCGGTGTCAGGGGGTAGGTGATCCCTGAGTGAGTCATGGGGCGGAGCAGTGGCATTAGCCCTCCAGATAGTGAATCGCTTTCCTAAGCAGATCCGGGTCGTCCTTGAACGACCCGAGACCTGTGTTGCACGGTGCACACAGCAGTCCCCTGATGCACTTCCCGCACGTTCTGCTGCCTTCGCAGCAGGAGTGGTCGTGGTCTACCTGCCAGTTCTTGCCCTGAGGATCGTCGCTTCCGCAGAGGAGGCACACGCCTCCTTGTGCCGCGAGCATCTCATCGAACTGGGCTTGGTTCATCTTGTAGCGAGTGAGGAGGTGGTTGTCCCTCATCTGCGCCTTCTTCAGGTGCTTGTTCTTCTCCCACCACATGCGCTGGTAGTCACGCTGCTTCGCTAGATCGGCCTCAGTCTTGACAGCCTTACGCGCTTCGTAGCGACACTTGGTGCACTGCGAGCGTCGACCGTCCTTCGCTCGCTTCTCGGTGGGGAACTTGCTGAGCGGCTTGGTCTCGCCGCACTTCGTACACGCCTTCATGCTTCCTCCTGTGTCGGACCCTCAACGCATCATAGCATCGAGGGTCCGACAGCAGGTTGCTACTTGCTGCTCAGAGCAGCAACAGCGAGGATCGCGTTGTTGTCGTAGACAGTCGCACCGAAGCAGCCAATCCAGCCGAGGCCGAACAGGCGTCCGAACTTGTCATTGGTCGGAGTCACAACAGCGTGCGACTCCTCCACGACGACCTCTCCAATGCCCTCGGGGCCGAAGAAGAGGATGTTGTCCCACGCGGTCTGGGCAGTGCCGACGGGCATCTCAGGGGCAATGTTGATCATGCTGTTGACGTTGCCAACAGTCTGACCCTTGTTCATGCCACGGAACTGCCCGCCTTCGATGAAGGTCACGCCCTCGAACACCCCGACGGTTCCCCGCCAGATGTTGCCGTTCGCGTTCTCCTCCAGATGGGGGTAGCGCCATCCAGCAAGATCCGTGGACTCACGGAGCGAGATGGAGACATCCGGCGTGATGGTCGCCTTGTAGGTGCCATCACCGAACGGAAGGACGCCGAGCGAACGGAAGTGCGCGACGATCTTCCGGATGTGCGCCGGAGTCAGGACGCTACCCGGAGCAGCGGCAACCGCCGCACCACCGAGAGCGGTAGTCGCAGCAGCACCAGCAAGGTCGGTGCCGATGAGGCCGTGACGTCCCGCTGCCGGGTACAACTTGTCGTCGTTCATCTGGCCCTTGCCAGTGAGGCCGATCTTCCCACTCGCGCCTGCGACAGCCTGCCGCACGCCGCCGCCGTTCCACCCACCAGTGAGGGAGAACAGAGCGTTGGCGAAGATCGCGTCCGTGGTGTCGGCCATGTTGCGCCGCACGTACTCGATCTGCATGGGGCTGATGTCCTGCCACGAGAACCGCTTCAGCCGGTTGGTGACAACCGTGCTGTTGCCGTACTCGTCGACCGACACATCCATCTTGTCCTCAAGGCCGGGCAGCGGAACCGCATCGGGATCCGCGTACTCGGAGAGAGGGGTGGTGGCGAGAGCCAGCCCTGCCGCACCAGTGCGGAACAGGGTGACCTTCGAGCCGGGGAACGCAGCATCGCGAACGAGGCTGACCCCGGCGAAGTTGCGGTACATCGGCTCCAGCCGGTTGCGCCAGCGAATGACCTTGTCGAAGGTCTTCTCGATGACGAGCGAACCGTCAGCGACGCCGCCAGCACCGACGAGACCGCTAGCAGCGGTCGGAAAGGCCAGTTCCGTCGACTTGCCGTTGGTGTACAGGTTGCCACCAGCGCCGACGCCAGAACCCGTCAGGGCCGGGCCACCGCCAGCGTGCTGGTCGGCGTTGAGCGAACGACCGGGGGGAGCGGCAGTGCCGCCGCCCTTGTAGCCCTCGCCGTCAGGCGTGGGGGGGGTTGCACCAGAAAGTGCCATAGTATGTTACCTCCAGAGAGAGAGTGGTTAGCGACCGCCGAGCATCGCAAGCAGTTCCTCAGGCGACATCTGCTCGATCTGTGCAAGATCGTTCATCGCTACTGAGGGCTGCCCGCTCTGCTCAAGAGCGGCCATCCGATTGACGTCGCCCGCGTAAGCAGGCTGTGAAGCCTGCTGTGCAGGCGGGGTGACACCGAACACGTCGGCGTAGTCCGCGACCCACTGATCGAGGGCTTCGCCCTCAATGTCCTTGGGTACGAGGTCGGCGATCTTCGGGTTCAGGTTGTAACGCTGAAGCACCTGTCCGATGGACTCGGTGCGGTCACGCTGCGTGTACTCACTGATGCGGCCATTGGCCTCATCGAGCGAGTCCTGAAGTTCCTTGATCTTGGCCCGCAACTTCTTCGGAAGATCCGAAGAGTTGTCAGACTCGTCGAACAGGTTGTACTCGGTGCCAGTCATACTTACTCCCTATTGGTGTCAACTAACTGTTGATTCGCCACACGTCCAGCCCACAGGGGAATGGGTTGAAGAAGTGACTACCGGACTTATACGAGCACAGGGGCCGGTGGATCCTGTGCTGTGTGGAGGTGCCCGGAATCGAACCGGGGTCCAGACTCTTCCCTCGTGGGGTTCTAGAAGTCTGTCGAATCCAATCCACCCCCGCCTAACGGGGAACTAGAGGTCAGGGGCACTCGACTTCCATCTCGTACGACGTCGGCGCACCAGATGGGTTCGTGAACTCGTGGAAGTTTCACAAGACTTCACACTCAAGTTCAGCGCCTGCAACAACAACGGACGCCGTGAGATTTTGGAGAGTGTACACGCGGGTCGTGGCATTGTAGGAGAACGCCACCACGGAGGTGGGCTGGTTGACCCTCATCGCCCTCGGGTTGCCAGTGTAGAGGCCTGATGTGTGGGCGCTGCAAATGTTGAAGGCTAAGCGGTTCGAGCCGGGGCCGTAGTTTGCTGGGAGGGTGAAGTCGCCACCGTAAACCCAAACGTACGTCGTGGGCGCGGGAGCGGCAGGCTCGGCAGCAGCCGGGACGGGCTGCGACGGGTCGTCCACTTCACGGGTGCAGACGAAACCACCCGTGCCGTCGTTTACCCACATCGCCCACGACTCAGACCAGCCCTCGTCACAAGCCACACCCTCAGCCTTGCCGTACTGCTGAAGCCACACCCCAGCATTAGCCACGACAGCCGCCACCAGCGTCAGGGACAGCAAGCCAATCAGGGCCACAAGGAAGATGATGATGCGCCTGCCGTCGCTCATGACCGTTACTGCCCTTTCTTACCGATGCTCAGTGATGTGGCTTGTGAATGGGCAGATCCCCGAACGGGGACCAGTCAGTCCACGTAACCTTCGGGTCCTTCGTCCAGCCCGGAAGGTTCACTGGAACCTTGTCGATCTGGCCTCGACGCTTGTAGTCCACCGAGTAGCCCATGCCGTTACCGGCTGAGATCCAAGCGTGTCCGTAGGTGGTGTTCAGGAGACCGAAGCACACGGCCCCAGCGGGAACATCCTTCGGGAGGCTGCGATGCAGCCGGTTCTTCGGAACCCTCGCGTAGGCGAGTCGAGCAGACGGAGCCCACGGTGCCTGCCCCCACGCCTGACGGGCGGAGGACATGCACATGTGCTGCCAGTTCTGGGTGGGGTGCTTGACCTGATGGTCAAGCCACGCAATCACCTCACTGACGTTCTTACGCATCAGTGGCCTCCTCGTCAGTGTCGTTCTCCTCGCCCTCAACGAAGGGCTCGAAGTCGTGGTCAACCTCTACTGTGTATTCGGGGTCGGGAGTGCTCATGGCTTTGCACCGATCTCGGGCTTGGTGTCGTCGAGGTCTTCTCCGGACTTGATGTTCGCCGGATCCTTCGCCTTCGGCACACCATCCTTGTCGCCGTCGTTGGCGACGGTCAGATTCGGCTTGCCTGTGAGCGGGTTGTTCTGGCCGTTAGCCCGGTCCTGAACCCGCTCCCACTCATCGCGTGCTGCCGCAGTCGTCATGCCATACCTCCTACTGAGCCCTCTTCGCGGAGAGGGAGTTCTTGCTCAGGCCGGACTGGCCTGAGAACCGCGCACGCTCCTGCGACGCGAGACCCTTCTTCTTCGCTGCCGCATCAGCAGCACCAGCCAGACCGAACTGGTCAGTCACCAGTTCGTCTGTGTTCGTTGTGATCCCCGACAGCCGACCGAGGCGGTTGTATGCATCCTCGATCTCAGCCACTGACTGGAAGCCAGCGAGAGCGTTGCCGTACGACCTGCCGTACATGTCATTGCCAGCCACCTGTGAGTACAAGGAGTCCGACAGGGTGAGGCCAGAGTCCTCACCCGCTGCTTCCACCGTCGCGTGCGACTGACGCTTCTCGTACTCCTTCGTCAGGTAGTCGATGGACTTGTCCGGGTCCAGCATGTAGGCAGCCATCTCCGTGTCCGACATGCCCCACACCTCGCGGAGTTCTCGCTTGATGGAGTCGTTGGCGGAGTAGTTGATGTAGTCCTTCGCCTTCTGTGCACGGTCGGCCACCTCAGTGGGCGACACGTCTCCGAGGATCCATTCGGTGATGTCACCGCTGTCCCCCCAGATTCCCTCCGGCAGGCCCGTGAGGGCCTTGCGGTAGCCGTCCTCCAGTGCGACGTACGCAGCCGGATTCGGCTCCGGCTTCGGGGGCTGCCCCGCAGCGAGACGCTTCTTGTTCTCCTCGCGGATAGCCTGCACCGCAGGGAAGCGGGCGTAGTACGCCTGCTGGTAGGTCGGGTTGTTCGACAGCATCATGGCGATCTGGTTCGGATCGGTGTAGCCCTGCGTGATGTAGTCCCACGCACCGCCCCACAGGGCAGACATGCCATACGTGTCGAAGAACGACTTGACGGCTTCCTGATCACGCAGCCGCTGAGCGGTAGCCTCAGCCGCTTCGAGTGAAGTGCGGTTCTCCCAGTACAGTTGCTCCGCCGTCTTGGCTGGAGTAGCGGGAGGGGCAGCGGCGGAGGTGGGAGTTGCGGTCGCAGTGGATGTGCTGGCCTGATCCCATGTCGGGATGTATCCGACTGGTCCACCGGGAACCGAGACCTGAGTAGTGGTGGGAACTCGAATCCCCATCTGGTACTGGTTAGCCATTAGAGATGAACCCCCAGTCCTGTGCCATGCGGGTGGCAGTGGCGATGAAGGCCTTGCTGCCCTTCTCCGTCTTCAACCACTCAGGCTTCTTGCGGATCATCGTGTCGAAGTCCGCGTAACTCATCGGCTTGGGCTTGCCCTTCTCGTCCACCTGACCGATGGCGGACTGAACGTCCGGGTTGTCGAGGCTGATGTTCTCCGCGTCCTCACCCATCAGGTCTGCGTACCGACTGCGGTACGGAGACGTGATCGACTTCATCGTCACGCCAGCCATCAACTGCTCCGCGTACAGTGGGTTCCTGTCAGCAGCCTGCTTTCGGATCCACATGTCCCAGTCGGTCGAAGCCGACTCGCCACGGGCAATCGACTTCGCCACATCCTTGAACCAGCCCTCGTCAAGGGTGATGCCGTTGTCTAGTGCCTGCTTCTTCAGGCTCGCAGTGACCGTCGCAGCCGACCCCTTCGAGGGGTCGATGTACCGGGCCAGTTCGTCCATCATCATGCCCTTGCGGTTGTCGTTCATCCAACCGCCGAAGATGTACCGCTCACCCCATGCTGCAAGTTCAGTGTCAGGGATCTCAGCACCCATCGAGGCAGCGATCCGCTGCACCGTCTCGGCTGCCTGATCGACCTGATCCTCCCAGTTCTTGCCGCCCTTCTCCTTGGCAAACCACGCCTCAGCGGCGTAGGAGGATTCCTGAGATCCGTACCACTTGGTGCCTTCGAGTTCGATGCTGAACTTCTTGTCGTCCCAGCCTTCCTTCACCGCCTGCTTCAGCAACTCGCGAAGTTCAGGAACACCATCCACGACCCGCCATGCGGTCTCGTAGTCCATCTCCAAGACATCCCACGAGATGTCATCCTGCCGGAGGGTCTTGTCCTTCTGGTTGACGACGCCGTCGTTGTTGTAGTCACCCTCGATGGTGGAGGTGGGGGCTGCATCCGGCAGCCCGTTATTCTCCAGCGGAGCCGTCGGATCGTACGGAGCGATCTGCGCGTTGGGATCCAACTTCGCGGTCTTGCCTTGGAAGTACGGCACGGCCCAGCCGAGGTACTGCATCCCTGCTTCGTCGAGGGTCATCGTGGTGGGGACGCCATCGTTGGTGTGCGTCGTCGAGATGAGCGGCTCACCGTTGGCGTTCTTGCCCACGACCACGGCAACGTGGCCTGCGGGCTTGCCGGTACGCCAGTACACCAGTGCCCCGATGGGCGGGTTGCGGTCACCGTCACGGCGCAGGTTGGCTGGGGTCTTGCCCCAGTGCACCAGTGCAGACTCGTAGCCCGAGTGAGCCTGACCGTAGACGTTGGCAACGTAGCGGTCACACAGACCCGACCACGTCCTGCCAGAACTGGAAGCCTGCTGAGCCCACTGGGCAGCCTGCTCCCAGTTCCTGCTGAGGTTCGCCATTACACCAACCTCTCCTGAGTCTTCTTCGCCAGCGTCTGGGCGAAGGCATCCATGTACGTCGTGGCGGCTTGGTACTCCGCGTAGCCATCCTGTGCACGGGCGTACTGGTCGCCAAAGTTCTGCGCGTCGAAGCCACCCTTCTGGGTGGTGGAGTAGGACGAGGACGTCCCACCCTCCGACGTTGTGACAGTGGAGTTCTGTGTCTGGATCTCCGGGTTGGCTCGCTGGTTCTGGTTCAACAGCCCGAGGAACTGCGCCTGCTCAGCCTGTGTCGCGCGGCGACCCAGAGCAGTGGTCAGCGCCGCATCCACGATGCGGTTCGCCTCTCCACGGTTCGACAGGCTGACGGTCTTGTTGGTGTACGAGTTCGTCTTTGTCCCGTAGCCATTGTCCGAGCCAGCCTTGTTCACCAGATCGCCGGGGCTGACGCCCGGGGCGTTGCCCGACAGGACGTCCTCGATAGAGACAGGCTTCCCCGTCTTCCATGTCAGGTACGCCGCCTGCTCCGCAGCAGAGCGGAACAAGCCGTCGTACTTCTCCTCGTTCTTGCCTAGCAGTTTGATCAGCAGTTCACGGACAGGGTCGTCTGCGAACTTGATGTACGAGCCCGGGGCGAGCAGTTCTTCGTACTGAGCGGTGCTGGCACCAGCGTTCTGATCTAGGGTGCTGCCCACATAGGCGGGGCTGCCGTTGGATACGCCGACCAAAGTCGGGTATCCCACGCGGGTCTGCTGCTGGGCGAGAGTGACGTACGGGTCGTACGCATTCAATGTGCCCGCACCAGCGGCAGCCTGCGCCTTGGCGATAGCACCAGCGAGATCGAATCCCATCGCGTTTGCGGCACCATTGAGGAAGCCTCCAGTGGGTGCGTTGGGGTCGGTGACCTGACCACCAAGGCTCTTATCATCGGCTGTCACTGCCATGTCAGCCTCCGTACTTCTTGTCGGGAATGGCCTTCAACTTGTCAGAGCCGAAGAACCGTGAGTGCATGTTGATGAAGTCACCGCCGGGATCCAGCGAGGAGCAATACTTGACCAACTCCTCGTAGACCAAAGCAAGGTCCGCGTTTGACTTCGCCTCGATGTTGGACGAACCGTCGGGCAGCGTGGCCCGACGCTGGAGTTCAGCGATGATGGCATCCCGGTTGTACTTGAACTCCACCACCGACTTGGCGTAGGTGGTGTCGCCGTGAGAGTCCATCCACTGCTTGTTGTTGACTAGCGTGTCCAGTGCCTTGTCGGACCCCATGGAACGCGAGCCGTTACTATCGTTGTAGGCCACGAACCACGCCGGGTACTGCTTGCCGATGGCCTGAGCGGCCTGACGCTTCACCTCGGTGTAGACGTCATGGGAGATCTGCTTCGCCTCGTACAGCGGTTCCAACTGGTCGTTGATCTTGTTCCACTCGTACCAGCCAACCTGCTCATGGACATCGAGGATCATGTCTCGACGGTTCGTCGCACCAGCCCTGATGGTCTTGTTCGGAGCACCCTCGATGTGGCGGTTGAACTGCCATGCGTACACAGCCGGGTCGAAGCCCTCTTCGTTCCCGGCGTTGGCGAACGGTCGAGTAGCCATGGTGATGTAGGACGCATCATCACCGATGCTTGCCAGACCAGCCATCAGTTCAGGGTTTGCGTCGAACTCCTTGAACTCACCGACGTTGGCACCCATGCCAGACGAAGAGCCGGACAGGCTCTGAGTCATGGCGTAGAACTGGGGACCGTACATGGTGAGGAACTCGTTCTGCGCAGCCTTGTTCGCCCCGTCCTTGATGGACGGGTCGTTCGGGTTGGAGTCCTGAAGGTCGTAGAACTTCCGCTCGATCCTGCGCCACTCGTCAGAGTAGAACTTGTACTTCGACTGGAAGCCGACAGCAGTCGGCGAGGTGAGGGACACGGCGATGCGGAACTTGAAGAAGTCTGACGCTTGATCAGTAGCGTCGAGGAAGGACGGAGTGGGGCCAGTGCGTCCACTGATCTCCCAGTCGACAATCATGTCCCGGTAGATGGAGTTGGTGGCGTTCGAGAACGCCGCCGAGTCCATGCCCCTCATGCCCTGAATGGCCCTCTGCACCGCAGCCGGAGTCCAAGCCTCCGTGGCTGCGTCGATGAAGTCCTTCTCCTTGGTGGGGCCGAAGGGGAGGATGGCGTCGTAGAGCGGGCCAGTTAGTTCGCCAGTCTCCAGAGTCGTTGCCCAGTCGGGCTTCAGCGAGGCAATCCAGTTGGACGGCATGGCAACCAGCGGGCCAAGGCCGGGGATGAAGAACGTCTCACCCTGAAGCAGCACGTCAAGGCTGCCCTTGGAGATGGACAGGGTGGAGTTGCCACCCGTAAGGAACGCCATCTTCTCGGCAATGGCGGGAGTCAACTGGATGACCATGTTGCCGTCGTCCGCACCAGTCCACTTACTGGTCAGGTTCTCGATGAAGGCTGGGATGCCGTTGCCCTCTTGGCTGGCGCTCTTGACCGGCTGGCCGTTCTCGTCTTGGTACATGCCCATCGAGTTCGGGGCGTTCCACACCATGCCGTACCGGACGATGTTCTGCGGGTTCTCCACAGGGACACGGCCCAGCCAGTACTTCATCGACGAGAACCACGCCGGGTAGAACGGCATGATGAACCGCATGGCATGAGCAGGCGTGCTCATGCGTGTGATCGAGTACAGGGTCTCGTTGGTCTGCTTCAGGGCGTAGGCCTTAGATGAGTGCATCATCCGGCTGATCTGCTCCTCGGTGAAGCGACCGTCCCAGTCACCCTTCTTCCCCAACTGCTCGCCGAACAGGTCCACCTGACGCTGCATCTCCTCGCGCCAGCGGGCGCGGAAGAACGGATGACGCACGAGGTGGTTCTCCGGCACGGTACCCAGCGCGTGCATCACCGCAGAGGTGACGCCACGGAACTCCGTCTGCGACTTGTGCACGGAGCGGAAGCCACGGATCGAGGGCAGATCCCCACGCCACCCCAACTGCTGACGCAGCCACATCGGGCTGACGTCGTTGTTGGCGAGGAACTCGCGCATCTCCCCGTCTGGGACAAAGTCGTTGATGACAGAAGAGGACTCCTCGATTGCTCCACGAGTCCACTCTGCCGCGACCTCGGACAGCGTGTCCTCGTCGATAAGGTCCTTGTCCATGTCCACGCCAGCCTGATCCCGCACCCATGCACGACCACGGGCCGTCTTCATCAGTTCGTCGAAGACCTCGTCTTCTGTCTTCCCGGACAGCAGCATCTGCATGACCGGGTCGTTACGCCAGAAGCGGTTGATCTGCTCGGACAGGACCTCGAAGTAGCCGTCCTCACCGGGGACGAAGTTCTTCGTCTCGGTCGTCTTCTGGAGACGACGCATGTTCCGGTCGGAGTAGCCCATCAGATCCATCATCACGCGGCGGTCGGAGCCCGACAGCGTGGCCCACATCTGGCCCTGCTCTGCGTCAGACAGGGGACCGCTGACAGTTAGTTCATCGTCGAGGTGCTGGGAGCGGAACCGCTCCTCACCTGTGCCAACCTTGGCCTTGACCTGACCACCCTTGGCGCGACGCTTGCCGAGGCGGGCCTCCAACTTGGCGACCAGAGCCTTGTTCTCCTCCTCGGCCTTGGACAGCCGTCCACGTGCAGCCTGCGCTTCCTGCATCACCTGAGACCGCTCGGCCAGCAGGGTCTGGAGCGTGTCGTCCTGCGAGGCGAGGAAAACCTGACGCTGGGCGATCTCGTCAGCGTCGAGCATCGCCCCGTACATGGAGCCGGTCTGCTTCCCACCGATGAGTTCGGAGATTGTCTTCGTCTCACCCTTGGCGGTAGCCACGTGGGTGTGGTTGTTGACCTCCATCCACCGAGCGAGGGCAACCTTACCTTTCTTGCTCAGCGACTTGGTCTCGCCAGCGAGGTACTTCGAGACCTCGTCGTTGCGGGTCATGTTGTACAGGTCACCCGGGTGCATCCCTTCCGCGCTGAACACTCGCGTGTTCTGCTTCAGGGTCTCCCCCCACATCTGGTCAGCGACGTCGTCGCCGTAGTCGCGACCAACCAGAGAGGACGGCAGCACCGTGTCGGCAGACTCAGAGGCAACCGACATGCGGTCAGGGTTGACAATGAGGCGGTAGCCGGAAGGCGAAGCCGAGTCAGGCAGAAACACTCCACCGCGACCCGACTCGTTCATGTACTGGGTCATGGCACGCATATGGAAGTCGCCCATGCGGGAGGCGTCCATGCGTGCTGCATCGAACGGGGTGGCGTTCTTCAGAATCTTCAGGTTGCCCTTGTCAGTCCGGATCTTGTCGTTCAGGGCGTGGAGGCGGTTCCGAAGACGCTGCACCTCCATCGCCTCCTGAGTCAGGGACTCAATCGGGACGAGATCGTCAGGCTCGGCGTACCAGATGAAGACGTTGTGGGCTTCGTTCCCGGTGCGCGACCCACCCTCATGCCGAACGCCGAGAAGGCCGCGCTTCACAAACGCATCCATCCACGCCTTCTGCACGTCGTAGGCAACAGTCAGGCCGTCCTCAGCAAGTTCGTCGCCGCGACCTATTTTGGCGATGTCTGCTGCATCCCCGATCAGGCCCTTGGCCTCGGCGTAGTGGATGGATATGTGGTAGGTCATGGCGACCCGCAGGGTCTCAATGCCATTGTCGTACGCCTGCCCGTTTAGTTCACCGGCAGCGGCCATCGGCATCATTTCTTCGACCTCGCCCCAGACGTTGTCATCGGCGCGGACATCCAGCCCAAGGGACTCAGCCATGTCGTCGTAGATGCCGCGCATCTCGTCGGCCAGAGCCCACGAGTCAGCGTCAGTCTCCAGCCCAAACGTGACGGGGAAGTAGTCCTCATCCATATTGAGGAATCGGGTCTCGTCTTCCGGGTCGTGAGCAACCATGTACATGACAGGTTCACCGTCGCCTCTGATGCCACGGTTCAGGATGTACTCGCCCGCCACTCCGGGATCCTGCGTCGTGTAGAAGCCCATGCCGTGCAGGTTCTCGACGTTTTCCTGCGTCTTCGGCGGGATGATTGCGATCCGGTCACCCGGGATGCGGGTACCCCCGTGGAAGGAGAAGCCCCACTCCATGATGTCGTTGGCCTCAGGCAGGTCCCGCCAGAAGTCGGGATCCTGCAACTTCTGCCACATTTCGTCGTAGGCAGCGGTGTACTCGTCCTCCGCTTCCTTCTGCTTCTTGGGTGTACGGGCCAGCATCTTCTCCACGGACTTCACCACGTGCGAGTCGATGAGCAGGCCCTTGTCCTCGAACCACTTCACCATCTGCGGGTTGGTCATGCTAAGCCGCTTGATCATCGCGTTGAATGCGAGGAGTTCGTTGAAGAACGGATCCTTCTCGGCCATGTCGAGGATGAGGTGCATCTCCTCCAGTTTCCCCAGAGTGGAACTGCGGGTGCTGACGATGCCCAAGTCTTGGAACAGCAAGTCAAGGTGCTTGTCGAGAGCCTGCCGATCAGCCCCGCCGTAGGGGAAGGAGACCGCGTCCTCAGCAGTCGCCGCTCGGACTGCGTCCAGCGACTCCTGTTCGAGGGTGATCTGACGAGGGCGAAGGTCCAGCATGTCGCCGTACACCGTGGCCCGTACATGGGTGGCGTACTTGGCGTTCGCCTGCTTGATGACGGCGAGAGCGTCAACGTCCTCGACAGCCACATCGGTCAGGTCGTGGACACGGTAGACGGAACCGTCGCCGTTCACGATCACCACGTAGTCGCCGTCGCGCATTGCGCGCTCGGCTGCACGGAACTGCGCCCTGCTGTACAGGTCGATGACCTGCTGGCCGACGTCAGCCCCAGCATCTATCTGGGCGCGGAGGTTCAGCAGTTGCTGGTTCTCCGACGCACTCAGCCACGCTGAGTAGCCAGCATCCAGTTCGTCGTAGTCGCCAGCCTCAGCCAGTTCGTTGTACTGGCCCGGACCACCAGCGACCTCATCGAACATCGAGGTGATGTTCTCGTCAGCGGTGGCCTGAGCGGCGAAGGACTCTTCCTCGTCCGTGAACGCGGTGACCTTGACACGGTCACGCCGTGGCTTCTTGGTGAGTGGCTCCACGAAACGGGGCGGGATGATGACGGACATGCCGCCACGCATTGCATCGTCCACCCGGCCACGCCACTCCGTGTCGATGTCCTCCCACACGGCACCAGCCGTGGTGTGGTGGATGTCGCGGCGGTTCTCGGTCTCCTCGATCCGGGCCTGCTTCTCCACCTTCGCGCGACGGGCAGCGATCTTCTCGTCCAGCGCCGAGAGGCGCTGCTCGCTGTCCACTGCTGTCGCGTGGATCTTGGAGGCTGACTCCTGTCCAGCCTGAAGTTCGCGCACGGCGCGACGCAGGCTGCCATGAGTGAGGAGACGCTTGGCGTTGCCGAAGGTGCGGTCGATTGCACGGCCACCCTGCTGACCCCAGCGGAGCAGAGCCTTGTCGGACTCGTCGATGCCGCGTGTTCCCATCTTGCGATCCACCAGCATTCCGATGGATCCGTAGGACGCGAGTTCACGCAGCCAACCCTCAGCCACGTTGCGCTGGGTGTAGCCCAGACGCATCAGGACCAGCGGACGCCACACGGCGTCCAGCGCACCAGCGAAGGTGTCACCACGCTTGCCGGTCTTGGCGGAGAACGAGCCCTTGTCGATGCGGACGACCTTCTCCAGCCAGTCGAAGTCCATCAGGTAGAAGTTCTCTGCCATCTGGGACTGGAGTTCCAAATCATCCAGTGCGACCTTCGCCTCCGGCATGGCGACGATGGTGCCGTTGTCGTCGAACCAGCCGTGACGCTGAAGCGTGTGCACGACGGTGGTCTTGGTGTCCCGGTACTTCGCTGCGATGTCGTCTAGTTGACGACGCTCGATGCCGTAGTACGCGGCCATGATCTCCATGGCCCGGTTCTCGAACCACGTCATCACTGCGCGACGCTCGTTGGCACTCTTGGCCTGCACCATGCGACGGTAGAAGTCGTCGCGGAACTCGATGACAGTCTCGACCTTGATGCCCTCGGCCTGATCAGCGGCGCTGCGAGCCTTCATGGTGACGTCCGTCCCCTGCCGGGACAGGACGCGGAACATCTTGGTCGCGCCGAACATAGCGTCCGCCTCGGCGAAGATGTCGAGTGCATCGTCGCCGTTGTCGGACAGGTTGACGACGCCGTTCTGGCGCATCGTCTTCATGTAGCCGAGGGAGGACTTGAACACCATGATGGGACGACCGAACGCCCCGCCAGCCTTGTACGAACCGACAGCCCAGTTGCCACCGGAGATGGCGCGGTTCGCTGCCTTCTCTGCGTTGGCTTCCAGCCGGGCCACGGAGTTGGGGCCGTACTGGAGTCGCGAGAGGCGCAGCCCGGAGAACTGGATGTCGGAAACGCCAGCGTTGCGACCACCGAAAGCCTCGATGGCACCGCGCAGCGGTGCGTTCTCCTTCACTGCCTGCTGGTAGACCTCGTCCATCTGGGCGATGGCTGCCTCGTCGATGCCAGCGGCGCGAGCCCGCGCCTGCATCCCAGCCACGTCACCAACGGAGAAGCCCATCATCTGCTCAGGCTTCATGTCGAAGATCGCCCGGTAGTGGTCGATCTCGCTCTTCTGCATCTTCAGGGCGTCCATCGCGATGGCGTCCGCTGCGAAGAGTTCGTCCATGGCCTGTACGTCACCAGCGAAGGCGCGGAACGCCTTCACCATGGTGTCGTAGTCCTTGATGTTGCCGAGCACGCGGGAGACCAGCAGCCCGTTGTTGGACGCACGTGCCACTTCGTGGCGTGCGACCTTCTTGGCGTCCAACTTCATGAGCGATTCCATGAGTTGACCAGCCGCTGTGCGCTGCGCTTCCACCGTCTTCACGGTGCCGTCGATGAGGGTGACCTCTGCGGCGTCCTGCCCTGCCTTCCACGCAGCGTGCTGTGCCGTCTGCGTGGCGAGGGTGTCGAGGTCGCCCAGCGACTCGAAGGTCTGTGTGAACAGAGAGCGGCCAGCGTGACCAGCCACCTTCGCGGCGATGACATCGACACCGATGTACCACTGAATCGCGGCGTCAGAGGCACCAGAGATCCACCGGCCAGCGCCTTGGTTGAACGCTGACTCGCGCTCGTGGTAGTTGAAGATGTCGAACTCGGAATACAGGCCGGAGGCCCACGAGAACAGGCCACGGCTGTTCGCCGGGTCCTTCAGCGCAGCGTTGGTGTCAGCGATGATGGCCTTGTCCCACTCGGCCCACTGGTCACCCGGCACCACGAAGTCGATCATGTTCTGGGCGGAGCGACCGACCGTGAGGGAGATCGCCTGACCAGCGGTCACGGAATTCTGCACCATCACCGGCTGACCCGTTGCTGGGTCGATGATCTCGTTCCCGAAGCCGTCCTTGACGGCTTCGTCCCCACCCCACATCATCTTGAACGTCTGCACGACGTCCTCGGGCTGGAAGTCGTCACGCAGAAGCGGGTTCGCAGCCTTGTCCAACTGGCCGGTGTTGTTCGCAATAGCGCCCTGATACAGCAGCGTGGTGCCGCCAATGCCCGTGTTCAGAGCACGGGTGCCCGTGTCAAGGGCGGCGATGGTGAGGGCAAGTGGAGCAAGGACCGGGCCAGCGATGGAGAGGGCCGGATTGCGCAGGTCGGCACCGAGGCGGGCACCAGCGCCGAGCACGCGGGGATCTTCCAGCGGCTTGGCGTAGGTGGAACCAGTTGTCAACCTGCCATTGGAGGCAGCGACCGGGGTCATCGAGTTGACCGCGTGCTGCAACCCGGCACCTTGGACGGTGCCAATGTCCTGCGAACGCCCCATGATGAAGCCGAGGCCGGTGGAAGCGGCGTCGGTGACCGTATCGACGGCGGTCTCCCACCACGCCTTCTCCTCTTCCACCACCGGCTCGGGTGGGCGGAGGGTTGCACGCCAATCGTCGGCGGGCCTAACCATTCTGGTTACCGCCGATCTCATCGAATAGGGCGTCCCGCTCCTCAGCGGAGGGGTACGGCATCTTCGCCAGAGCCCAGATGAGGGGCGTGTTCTGGAGTCCGATCCTGTCGACTCCAGCGGCGATGTTCTTCACGAACGAGGTGTCGCTCAACGAGCGCCTCGCAGGTAGCGGACGAAGAGGCGGAACGACTCAGGAGTGTCCTCGGCCAGTGCCATCTGCTCCATCTGGGGCAGGTACTTGGCGATCATCTTCGTGTCAGCGTCCACCACAGTGCTCTTGCCGCCAAGGGCGGCGCTTCCCGCGCCGGGGCCGTAGTCGGCACCGTCGGTCAGCGGGACGTCGGGCTGCTGTGTGGGTGCGCGCATAGGGGTTGGAGGCATGGCTGCGGGTGCTCCGGCCATCGGGGCTCCGGCCTGATCGGCTTGGAACTGGGCTTGCTCTCCGTATGCGGCATCGGGGAGATCCATCGCTCCCTGTGCTTGCATGTCGGTACGCATCGACATGGCTCCCGGTGGGGACATGGGCATACCACTGCCGTTGAATCCACTAGATCCACCAGCGCCTGCCATTGTCCACCTCCTCTTCGGGGACTTCGACGTCCTCGTCAGCGTCCTCATCGACGTCTTCGTCAACGTCCTCGTCGATGTCATCATCGATGTCATCGTCGATATCGGTACGGATATAGCCCGTCTCGATGGCTTCCTTCAGCACCTGACCCAGCAGTTCGTGGGTACGCGCCATCATGTCGTGCACGAGATCGGGGCTGTAGCCGTTGCCTTCGGCGGCGATCATGGCGAATGCGTCGCCGACGCCTGCACGGATGACAATGTTGTTTTCCTTAGCCATGGCTACAGCCCCTTCTCGTTACTTGATGGGTCCGCTGGAGACGGGACCGCCGAGGCTGTGCTCGCCTGCGAACAGGCCGACCACCTCGCCGTTGCCGGGGCTACCGGCAGTTGGCATACCAGCGTCGATCACGGTCGGTACGGGACCTTCCATGACATGACCGCCCTTGTTGGTAAGACCGAAGTCTGCTTCACTCATGTGCTTCCTCCTCCCGGCCTCTAGATCGGTGACTGTCGCATGGTGCGAGCACTCATGCTTCCCTTGCCACTGCTGCCCAACTGAGCAAGCAGTTGCATCATGTTCTGGCCCCCGGGTGGCTGACCGCCACCGCCGGGCATTGGTGCACCCCCGCCGGGGGCTTCGCCCATACCTTGGGGTTGAGCCTCGGGTGCTATTGGGCCTTGTGCTACCTCGGCGGGGGTGGGCTCGGGGGGCTGGAAGGCGGTCTCAATCGCCTTCTCGATGGGGACGCCCTTCTTGCGGGACTCAATCATGGAGGCGAGCGCCTTGATGACGGTGACAGGGTCACCGCCCTGCTCAGCCATGGCGGGAATCGCCTGCGCGTACTGCTGTGCACCCATCATTGCGGCGTCGCGGAGTTTCTCCACGTCGATCACCTTCTCCTCCTCCGTCACATTCATGTTGACGGGGAGGTTGCGGCGGACGAACGACTTGGAGACGAGGCCGGGGCCGAGTGCTTGAAGCATCCACACGAGTGCACGGTTCGGGTCGAGGCCAGCCATGACCCCGTACTCCTGCGTGACGGTGTACTTCCCGTTGATGTCCTTCGCCGGGGTGTACGTCAACTCGTACGGCGAGCCGTTCACGGAAGCGTGAACGTCCTTCTTCAGGGTGGGCCAGTATTTCTCGTCCACTTCAAGGGCGATGCTGAGCGCCTCGGAAATCGACTCGCCCAGCATGGCCTGTGCCACCTTGATGCGCTGGTCGAAACCACCCATCAGGGCCTGCACACCGCGACCCGTGACCACGGATCCGTCCACCTGACCCGCCCGTGCCTCCGGGAACCGGGCACCGAACTTCAGTTCGTCGTCCAGTGTCCGGTTCTCGATCATCGCTGACTGCGGGAGTTCCAGCGATACACGTCGAATGCGCTCAGGAGACTGGCTCCTGAGGATGGCATCCGGCCCGAACGCGAAGTCCTGCACGTCCTGCGGAACGGCGATGGGCGCTTCGACCGCCTTCTGCGTCGCTTCAAGCGACAGCAGAGCGAGTCGGGCCTTGGCGGCGTACACCCACAGGGTGTCGTCGAACTGGCCGCGCGCCTCACCGTCCAGACTGGGCAGTTTCGCGATGGAAACCGGGATGCGCCCGATCTCGTTCGGGGTGACACTCAGCACCAGCGCGTCGCGCTGGGGCACGAACAGGACTGTCTTGTCCCTGTCCATCCACTTGATCACATCTACCGTGGGGTCGTTCTTGCCGACTCCGTAGTATGTACCCGCGATGGAGGAGTCTTTTGAGAGCAGAGCCTCATGCTCCGGGTACATGGCGATCAGTGTGGAGATCCGGTGCCGCATGACGCGGCTGTAGGAGACCAGTTCGCCCCAACGGTCTTCCTCGAAGTACGTTCCCATGCACTCATCTACGTGAATGTGGGGACGCTGGGAGTCGAAGTTGGCCTCGACGCGCAGCGGGACGAAGCCGTACGTCACCATCCGGTCGGCTGCGGTCACCAGATTGGTGCCCAGCCGGGATGAGTAGGCGAGGTAGTTGATGATGCGGGACAACTTGTCCTGCTTGGAACGCTTGGACTCGTCAAGCACAGAGTCGCCAGCAGCCGAGAGCGTGGGCAGGACGCCCACCATCTCGGCAGTGTCCTTGGCAACGACGTCGATGAAGTTGGCGATGACAGGCTTCGGCCAGTCTGAGGGGAAGATCCCCTTGAAGACCTGCTCCGCATGGCCGGTGCGAATGAGAGCAACGGCCTTCATGCGCTGGTCGCGGTCTACGTTCTTGCGACGGGTGACCTCGACGCGGTCAGCGAGATTCTTGGCGAACTCAGCCACTCGCCACCTCCTCTAGATCCATGCTGCTTGATTCTGCTGCTGCACGTCGTCGAGATTGACGACGTACCTACGGTCCAGATCCCTCTGGCTGGTGAACCCCGAGGCCTTCGCGAAGAAGTTCCTCTTCGAGACTGTCTGGATCACCTCCCGAGCCCGGGTCTCCGCGAACCACAGCGCCATGACAGTGTCCTGACGGCGGTTCTTGGTCTTCACCAGCGGCGACCAAGCGATCAGTTCCTCAACCAGCATCTTCACTCCGTACGACTGGGTAGACGGCAGGGAGATCAGGTTGTCGCCCTGATGCCTGCGGATCGTCTGCACAGTCGCCACCGAACCGAACAGCGGGGCCATCGAGGCCACGCCGAAGTCCGGATCCTGCTTGTTGCTGCCCGTGTAATGGGGCTTCAGGGTGATGCCCTTGTTCGCCAGAAAGCGATTCAGTTCCTCGTCATACACGAGGAAGCCTTGGAAAGCGTTCGTCTCGATAATCCACTCATGCGGCTTGTACATCTCCGTCATGTCGTAGATCAGGTCACGGATCATGGCCGGTGTCGGGCCGGTCATGACCTTCACGTCCAGCACGTACCTGTTCCCAGTGGCCTTGTCGACCGCATAGGCGACCGCCGCCGTGTTCCCGGCGATAGCCGGGTCCATCGAGCAGATCCGGTAGAAGCCCTCCACCCGTTCCGGGTGGCCCTTCAACTCCGGGTTCAGCGGTCCAGCCTTGCGCATCCCATCCACGGAGCCCTGCACGCAGACCGGGTCGAACGTGGAGTCCTCCTCCACGCCCACGTTCTGGTACACGAGGCTCCACTTGCGGGGGCCGACCTCGTTGCGGACCCGCGCCAAGCGGGATCCGGTCCAGCGGGGGTAGTCCCCATCCTCGTTCGGCTCATCCGCGTCAGTGAACGGCATCTCCGACCACGGCCACAGGGTGCGCCAGTCCTCCTCGGACTCCGCATACTCCAGCACCGCTGGCATGACGAGGCTGGTCCACGGGACCAGACCGTCCGTGTAGTGCTCCTCGTTCAGCAGTTCCGAGTACAGGTCCGTGGACGCCACGCGGGTGCCCACCACCAGCAACTGGCCCCCCGGCCCCAGCCGGGTGCCGACTTCCTGCCGGATCCACTCCATCTGCTTCGGCCACTCGCTGGCGTTAGCCAGCGTGACCGCGTCATCGACAATGATCAACCCTGCACGCGCGCCGTATACCTGACCACCCATGCCCAGTGCTTCCGCATTGGGGTCCTTGTCGCCCGTGTCACGGGAATCCCCACCGAGGTAGATGCGGGTGGCGGACCACTGGTCCGCATCGGCCTTCCAGCCATCCACCGGGGCGAACGCCAACTGAAGATCCGCGTAGCGGGGATGAGTCAGGCGCTGCTTGATGCCATACAGGATCTTCTTCGCCATGTCCTGCGTCTTGGAGATGATCATGATGGACAGCGTCGGGTCCTTGATCATCCTGTACGTCGCATACGAGATCGAGACCGTCATGGTCTTCGCGTGGTTGGGTGGCACGTTCACCAAGATTCGTGTGTGCCCTGCCGACCCTCGCGAATACTGCATCGACGGATGCAGCCATGACGGCTCCCGGCCCTCCAGCAGGTCAATCATGTTCCGCTGGTGAGGCCAGACCCTGATGCCGAGGTACTTCTCGGCGAACTCCTCGAACTCCCCCGCATCCTGCTCACGCATGTCGGGACTGTTCACCATGCCCCGCACCTTGTCGACCAGTGCAGCGAAGTCCTTGTCCTTGCGCCGCTGCTCCTCGTACCACGAGCGGGAGCGGCCTACGATCTTCAGCCCGTCAGCGATGTTGGACCCCTGCCTCAGCAGGTTCACCAGATCGGACTTGACCTTCTCAGCCGGGCGGTTGTCCCGGCGGTGTGGGTTCGCCACGGACACCTCCTCAAGGCTCTACCCAGTACATGAACCTTGCAGAGCGGCGAGATGTAAGTCGGCGAGTGAAACTCGCCTAGCAGCCGGGAGGGAGTAAGCCCGACCGGCTGTACCCTGCTCGTCCGATGATCGGACAACATTCCCCCGACCACCGCCAAGGTGGGAGGAGGGGATCGACTGGGGGAACCTGAGGGGCAACTCCGTTGCCCCGAGGAGGGGGTTCAAGGGGCTCATGGCCCCTCTCACCCCCATCAGACGAGCGTAGTGAGGACCGTCGTCGGGACTCGCTTCGCTCGTCCCTCTTAGGTGGACACACCTCTTGGAACCCCTATAAGAACATGATCCTAGCCGAAAGGACCTTTGTAACGAACTGACACACATTGTTACCAAGTTGTAACCAAACAGGGTAGTTATCCCCAAAAAACACAACAGTTATCCACACCGGGCCACCACCGGGCCACCACCAATGGTGAATATTTCTGGAGGGACTGGTGGGTACTCGCCCCCCCCCCCCCCCCGCCACCACCCCCCGGGCGGGCCGCCGCGGCCCCATCGGGCCCCTGCGCACATGCCAGGCGCGGCC